ATCGCAGGGGGACAATAAGGGGTTCTTGGAGAACGAAACACATCGGCCCTTGTTTCGAGGCGATAGTATCATAAAGTCCTCCAGATTCGTACACCTAATTTATTGCTTTCTACCAATACTTTGGTGTGAACACCCCAACCTTTCTCCCCGGTTATACGCTGTAACTCCTTAACCGCATCCTGAGTGTTGATGCAGGGTACGAAGAACGAAGACCCGACTACCATGCTATCCCAATCGACCACAATACGTATCCCATCAGGTGCCATGTCGTAGGTTCTAAGTACCCCCTGATTAATCCTCGGTCTCTTCTTCCGCAATATCTACCAGATCCTCTAAGTCAATCTTGGAACAATCTACAGAGATCACATCAGTAGATGGTAACTTCATATGCGTACCTTTACAGAGACGCATCTTTACCTTCTTACCATTCAGCTTCTCCATTAGATCCTGTACGAACGAGGTGTAATTTATCTGTTGAGCTGTACACCATTTACGCAATGGTTTGGGAAGAAGGTAGGCTCTCTTCAGATCTGTTTCGTAACGTGCTACTAACCTACCGCGAGGCGTTGCGTCAGGTACTACCAGAACATCCAATCCGTTATTGTCTTGCTTACGTAAATCGTCAGTGCTCCTTATCTGCAATATGTTTACCCAATGCTCATTAATGTAGTCATTTAATATCTGCTCTACAGAAGCACCCATGTTGTCAGAGTTTTCTTTATTAAAACGAAGCACACGACCTATCCACTTATACACAGGTTTAGGAGCGTAAGTCAGTAACTCTAATTCGTTACAGATAATCAACGCAGTCATAGTGCAAGCAGCACCAGCAGACCAGAACCTATTTTTAGGGGCCAACTCTGCTTCCCTGTCGATTTTAGCTTGCATATCCTTCAGTAAGCTTCGTACATCTTCCAAGTTGTTTATCACATACTGCACAAAGATTTCACCCGCAAAACCGTAGTTCTTTTTAAGTTCCTGTGAAAATGCGTCTGTCTCCGTTTTGCCTTGAGGAGTAGCGAAACGCTGGTCTACCTTGATCTCCAGTATCCTTTGAGCTTCCGCTTCAGGATCTGCTTTATCCCCTCTTACAATCTCTACCAGACTTGCATTCCCACTAGTCACAGCGAGTAAGCTCCACGAAACTCCTGTAGGGCGTTCAGCATTTACACTACCCGCCATACGCCTGCGTTGTTTACCACTCACTATCTGGTATGCCAAATCACTTACATCTTTACTCTTCATCTCTGTAAGTTCGTCCATATACAAAGGTAGGTTGTGATATACCTCACCCCTGTGCATCTTTATCGCATGAGTATCCCGCTCGTATAACAGCAGTTCTTCAGGTTCGCCCCATGCGGTAATCCCCGCTTCCATCACAGTGGTTTTACCGTAGCCTGACTTAGGACTGTGCAAGTGGACAAGTGAACAGTGTACTGGCAAAAGTTCCATAAGAACCGAGCCGAAACTGGATGCCACTATATATTGGTGCAATTCAAAATTATCCCTGTCATAGAACTTAACCATATCCTTCCATCCCTCTAATGTTCCTCTAGGCTCAAAAGAAGGGAACAATGCAGAGGTAGTGGTAGCCGGTGGGTTAAACTCAATACGGTCTCCGAATATCTCTCGGCTACCTAATACAAAAGACTTCATCTCTTTACTCGTCCAACCAAACTGACGATGAGCTTTGTCTGCCATAGAAGTTGCCTGTAATTCGTTTACCCAAGTCGTTGTGTATTGCATAAGTTCATCTGTCCTACTGACGGCTACGCCGTGCATACTCATGTGTTTCCTAAACTCTTCCCGAGAAGTAACAGACGTAAGAGGCACAGTAAACTCACGTACTCCGTCTTTTGGTAAATGCAGTCGCATCACCAATGCTTCGCCTGTCTCCTTGTCCAGTATGCGTTTAACTACATAGAAGTCATTATGATATAGAAGTTTTTCGTCTACGTTACCGTCTGAATCTGTTGATCGTATATAGATACCCCCATTTGCCCCTCTGAAATAAGGTTTAGGGTAAGGCGGTATTGTGTAAGTCTGTACCAGATCGTCAGGCCGGTCTGCCATCAACGCTTCAACTACATTATCGGCTTCATCCGCTTCTACTACTTCCATACCCAAAGAAATAGGAGATTTTATTTTGTGCCAGTTAGGGCAGTCAGGGCATATGTTAGGGCTAAACTCATCAAACTTAGCACACAGGTACGGCCCTTTTATCAGGTCAACTTTGTACGCGGTTTCTTCTGGGTCATATTCAGGATGCCCTTCAGATATATAAGAGATTGCTTTTTCTGAATCAGAACAGAATTTTGCAATAGAAAGCCCTGCTCTCCACATAGGTTCTGGACAGTTCTCTTGGTCATAAATGATATTCTCTATCTGCTTACAACCCTCACCGTCATTTATCTTTGACAGTATGTTTTTAAACTTAGTGTCATTGTTCCCCATCAACTTCTGCATGATTGCACTAGGGGGCTGAGATTCAACTTTAGTAGGGGATGCAAGTGGGTCAGACCCCACCAACACAGAAAACTTCTCAAAATCAACTGGAGTAGGTATATCTACACCTAGTTGAAGCACCTGTACAGGGGGGTCATCTTTATGATTGTGGGTGCCTAGTACCCTTAAAACCCTAGCCCCATCGCTAGTAACCGCAGGGTCAGCTAAAAATCCGTACTCTGCACACAGCTTTTTAAGACTGTTTGCCACAGGAAACCAATCCTCATAAACAACTGACTCAGACTAAAAGCCAGTAAACGTGTATACCACGTCCAGAAGTTATCACCAATGGTTTTGGGAGATTAGCCCCTCTGTAAAATTCTCTTAACTCATCTAACGCTTCTCGTTGGTTTGCAAACTCCTTTGTAGGGCCACAATCCAAATCAAGAAAAAACGATTGGATACGATCTATGTTACTTACTTTACGTGAGCTGCTATCTTTAAACGTGCTTAGTGCAAAGTAAGTATCGTAACCGGAACTGTCGAAGTTATTTGCTTCTGCTATTAATTCATCTATCGAATCGTAGAACTTCTGTACCCTACGATCTTCACTGCTTTTGAGGGCCAGCAGACAGTAGTGTCCACTCTTTGCTAATACCCTCTGCAAAAATTCTTTTGTATTCATCTCTATACCCACCGAATTTTAGGGAAACTACGGCGGGGCGAAGAACTCCACCGAACCCACCTTTTCGACCCTGCCGAGGTCTAGCCGTAGTTAACCCAAGAAAAAGTTAGTCGTCCCAATCTTCCAGAACGTCTGCTATGTTAGCTTTTCCTTTTTTCGGAGCGGCTGATTTCTTAACAGCCTTTTTAGGCTCTTCTACCACTTCCTCTTCCTCTCCGAAATCGATCTCATCAGAGTTGTCAGAGTTATCAGGGGCAGTAGAAGTACTATCACTCACTACACTGAAAGGGTTTTCATCACCACCAAAGGTAAATCCATCCTGTTCTTCAAACGGTGAGCGTTCTTGCATAGGCACAAACTTAATGACTTGTACCATTTTCAGTCGCAGAGATACACCTGCACCCATCGAACCTGAGTACGGTATACCTGTCACAAAAACATTTACAGTACTGCCAGAAGTCAGCCTAAAGTCCTCTGGTAGTTTGTTCAACTTAGCGTCCCATTGCACAGGCTTAGTTGTTGTCTGTCCATTGTAGGCAGCATTCAGTTTGGCTTTATGTGTAAACACACCATCTGCTTCTTTGAACGGATGTTTTTGTTTATTAGGGTGAGTGCTATTGTACTCAGGCCAACCGTCTTGCTTCCGATTGTTGTATAGCTCTTTCATAAATTTATTAAGAGCAACAGCAGCATCCTTGTCCATCTTAAAGTTTATGTCGTAAGCCGCACCATCGTCTTTCGCATCGCATGGCACAGATCGATTTTCGCCCTGATCCCACTTGTAAGGACGATCAATCTTTGGGTACAACGCTTCCACGTTGTTGAGTAAATAGTCGGGATCTATTATTTGTTTTTCTTCAGACATTATGTTCTCCGTTTTGTCTAATTAAATTCGTCAAAGACAAACCCATCTGTTTCAACAAAAGGTACGGTCACCTTCGGTTTTACGTCAAGCGTAATCGCTTGTAACGTAGACGGATCATTCTCCAACTCCGCAACCCTGCTTGATTCGGCTGTCTTTAGCACCCGCATGGGTCTAAATCTCAACCTTGGTACATAACTCTCTTCAAAAGTGATTCGAGTTACAACCGTTGTGGCTTGCGTGTCATGCTTTGCTAAATGTTTAGCGTAGTTCTGCATAGACTGCCAGCCTCTCTTCGCGTCACCAAACAATGCCGTTGCCGGTAATTGCAATTGGTATACGTCCTGTAGTTCGTCTTCAAACACAATAGCTATGCGTTGAGAGAACTTACAAGCGCGAGCATTCCCCTGTGCCGACCCCTTTACATTTTGAACGCAGTCAAAACATCGTGCAGATTGTCTATCCGCAACATTAGGGTCTGGAACTCTTGTATCCGAAGACCAACATACAGGGGCAGAAGCACTAGAAGAAGTGTACTCTCCTTCGTAATACATTCGTGATAGCCCTGCCGCGTTCACAATAATAACGTCAATGTAGTTATTATCAATGACAATCTCGCCTTTCTCAGTTAGCTTGCGAAATACGCTGTCTCGGATACTAAGTCGATTCAAAAGTCATCATCCGCAAACGATTCTAGTATCTCTTCTACAGGCGCAGGGCTAATCGGTTGTTCTTTCTTTTCAGTCTGGTCACCGAGTAGTGCCTGTACAACAGCATCTAGTTTGAAACGATAAGTTTTACCTATCTTTATGTAAGTATTTTTAGGTATCTCCCCCTTCCGTACCCAAGCCCTAGCTGTACTTACGCTTACTGTAAAATGCCTTGCAAGATCTTCTATTGAAACAAACTCATTGGTATCAGTCATTTAGATTTCCTAACTGTAACGGCAAACTCACTATCAGCATTCAGACCTTTTGGCACAGCTTCAGGATTTTCTTCTAAGAATTCTTTAACATTAGCTTGGCTTAAACGCTTTTCAAAGAACTCTGGAACCTCATGCTCAAGCACAAACTTGTGCATCTCCGCCCAGTCACTAGTCCAATAACGAGTTTTAATGGTTTTATAAAACGTACCAGCTTCTGTCTTTACGCTTTTAAGATCGTTTTCTTTCAAGTAACCAAGCAATTCAGTCTTAATCATATCTTGTTGGTCTTTTAAAATAGTATCTTCTGTTTCGAAATTTGCAGATAGCTCGGTACGTTTCGCCTTAATCTTTAGATAAGCCTTAACGCACTTACCCAAGTGTCCTTCATTTTCTTCCA